TTAGTACTAAAAACAAATTTTTATGAAACTCAAACAACTGATGCTTGCACCTGTTGCTCTGGGAATGGTTGCTCCTGTTGCTGCGAATGCCGCAGACCTTAATATGGCAGCAGTCAACCAATATTCTGCAGAACAAGCAACAAGTGTAACTCAATTTTCTGATGTCCAACCTAGCGATTGGGCTTATCAGGCACTCAGCAATCTTGTGGAGCGTTATGGTTGCGTTGCTGGTTATGCTAATGGCACCTATGGTGGTGGTAAAGCAATGACTCGTTATGAGGCAGCAGCACTTTTGAATGCTTGTCTTGATCGAGTGACTGAAGTTACTGATGAACTCCAGCGTCTTGCTAACGAGTTCCGTGATGAACTGACTGTTATTCAAGGTAAAGTTGCCAAACTTGAAAAACAAGTTGGCACTCTTCAAGCAACTCAGTTTTCTACTACTACTAAATTGCGTGGTGAAGCAACTTTCGTTCTTGGTGGTGTAGATAACGCTCGTCTTGCAAATGGCACTAATGTTGGTAATACCGCGTTCAATTATGATGTTCGCCTGAGTTTTGATACTTCCTTTACTGGTAAGGATTTGCTTCGTACTCGTTTGCGTTCGGGTAATTTCTCCAGTCAACCATTCGGTTCCTCATCTTCCCTGTTCAAACTGGACAAGGCAGAGAATACCGCCAATAATGTTCAACTTGACCGTCTCTATTACAGTTTCCCCGCACTTGCAAAGGGTGTGACTCTGACTGCTGGTGCTCTGGTTCGTAACACTGAAATGGCGTGGGTTCCTACTGCTTATAAGTCGGATATTCTTGACTTTTTTGCGGTTGCTGGCGCTCCTGGAGTTTATAATAAGGCAACTGGTTCTGGTTTCGGTGCTCAATGGGCACAACCTACTAAGAAAGGTAAGGGTGGATTTGTTGCTGGTCTGAACTATGTTGCTCAGAACGGTAACGATAGTTCGAAAGGTCAGTTTGATGAAACTGGTGCTCTTAACCTTCTTGCTCAAGTTGGTTATCGTGCTCCTCAGTATGGTATTGCTTTTGGTTACCGTTATGGTACTGAAGGAACTCGTATTCGCACTTTTAATGCCGTAAATGGTGGTTCCGGTGCTCTTGTTGCTGGTCAAACTTCCAACAACTATGCTATCAATGGTTATTGGCAACCTAAGAAGTCTGGGATCATTCCTTCTGTAAGTGCTGCTTATGGTTGGAACGAAGTCAGTCTTGACGCTAAGGGAAAAGAAACTCCTAAAGGTGCAACCAATTCTACTACTTGGATGGCAGGTGTTCAGTGGAGTGATGTATTTGCTAAGGGTAATGCTGCTGGTTTTGCTATCGGTGCTCCTGGAAATGCTGCTTCGCTTACCAAAGATGCGATTATGTGGGAAACCTTCTATCGTTACAAAGTTAGCGATAACATCAGTGTAACTCCTTCAGTATTCTATGTTTCAAATAATCAGGGACTGAAGAATGCTTCTTCTAATTATGGTGGTGTGATTCAGACAACCTTTAAGTTCTGATAGTTATATGAATCAGGGGGGTTGACAAACCCCCTTTTTTAGTGTATTATAGATAACGAGTTAGGAGTTTTATGTCTCTTATTTCCCAACGCGATAGAGAAGTTGCGCTTGAAGCACTTGATTTTTATCTCTTCAATAAAAAATTTGATTTTACTGAAGAAAAAAGAATGGAATTAAATGCTCTAATTAATTGGATTAAATTGGAGTATACCAAACATGAAAATTAATCTTTGGTATTGTAATGAAATGAAGCAGTGGCGTTGGACTCTAACCGATGATCATCGCCCAGTAATTAAACAAGAATCAGGTCAAAGAGATAATCTTCGTGATGCTATGAATGATGTGGCAAATACGGTTGAACATCTTATGAGTCAAGTTTGACTTTTTTGGGCGATTAGCGCAGCGGTAGCGCAGCTGCTTTACACGCAGTTGGTCATTGGTTCGAATCCGATATTGCCCACTTTATAAATACTTCAAAAGTATTTGGTTAGATGGAAGGTTTATACAAATTATTAAGTGATATTCACTCAAACTTATTTGTTTTATTTCATAAAACTTGGGTTTTTCACTGGAATGTTGTAGGTTCTGATTTTCAACAACTACACACCTTATTCGGTGAACAATATGAATCTATGTTCGGTGAGATTGATCGTCTTGCAGAACACATGAGATATTTGAATATTCGTCCTGTTGGGACACTGACTAGAATTTTAGAAGTTTCTACTGTTGGTGAAGGGTCTAATTTTGTTCAAGTAGATGAACTTGGACAAAGACAGGTTCTTCCAGGTAAACCAATAGTCAAAGCAGATGACATGGTTAAAAGACTTCTTGCAGATAATCTTGTCTTCATGGAGTTATTAACTGAAGCATCTGAAGCAGCAGGTTCTCAAAGATCATACGCAACTGAAAATCTCCTTCAAGATTTGATGGAGTCTCATGGAAAATTTATTTGGATGTTGAGATCGATTACTGAAAAAAATCAAAAACTTTCTATCGAAGATGTTGCAACTGAGCAACCTCCTCAACAAGTACAGCAAGCACAAGTACCATTTCAATAATATATAATATATTGATTAATTAGCAATGGAAAATTTAAGAATTAGATGCCGCTCTTGTGGTAAGGAGTTGGAAGGCATCTCTGGTAAAACTGTATCATGCGGTTGTCCAAATATGGCAACAATTCGTAATGGAGTTATTTCAGCAGTTGACTTATCACAGATTTATATGCTAAACTCCTATCAAAATAAAAAAAAATCTGGTGTTCTTACTAATGAAGATATTCAATGGCAAGAAGCACGTCGTCAACGTAAAGTAAAACGATTAGATTTTGAAGTCCGTTGAGGACTTATTTGGAGAGAGTCCGGTTGGTCGAGGACACCGCCTTGAAAGCGGCTGGGTTTAAAAGCTTCGCAGGTTCGATTCCTGTTCTCTCCGTTTACAAATATTACAAAATTTAAGATTGTCTTAAACACTTTCTTGAAATCAACACAAACTTGACATTCTTCAAATACTCACTAGCATAACTAGTAGTATTCAACTCTAAACCTTATGGATCAACACACCTACAATAATTGGGTGAAGATCAAGGAAACGTTTGAACAGTCCGGTAACACGGATAATATGTTCTATAAAAGAGCAGTGGAAATTGTGAAAACCAGAAGAGACCCTCTGGCAAAATTTCTTGGAGATGAAAAATGATGGAACCATTTGATGATGATTATGTAACTCGTTCTGAAGTTCAGGAGATGATTGATGCTGCTATACGAAGGCACAATCGAAATGCTTCCATTATTAGTATGTGTGTTGGTTGGGTGGTTCTTGCTTTATTTGCTGAAGGACTGTTAAGACTTATTGGAGTCATTCCGCCAGTATTCCCATGGTTGAACATTACTCTCCAATAATTTTTTTGATTCCTTGGTTTGTTCTAGTAGGAATTGCATTATCAATGATAATACAGGGTTGGATGGTCATGAATGCTCGATATGGGTATTCTAAAAGACCTAATGTAAAACATCCAGAAATGAACGACGTTAAATCAGGAGATCCGTTACTAGTGGTTAGATTTACAGACGAAGACATTCAACAACTTCAACGTAGAGTTTTACAACAAAAAATAGACGAACTATTTGAAGAACCTTCTACCTATGAGGACGAGGACGATGACGACAATGGAATGGCAAGAATTCGTTGAACTTGTTTCCAAAGAACTTTATTTTTTGATTGCTTTTATGTGTGGTTTAATTATTGGTTACATAGTTGGTTTTAGAAGTGGAGGAGGAGAATGAATAGTTTATTTTTTTCTACTGTTATCACATTTTCTTTAATTATTTCATTTATTGTTTGGGGACTCAATAACGCATATCCTCATGGATAAAAAAACTAAACAAAGATATCATTTTGCAATGTCTGCTTTTGTAAGAAGTTATGGTAGAACTATTTTAAACGATGAATATATTAAACAGTTTTGTAAAGAATGGGCAACTTGGAGCGTAAGTGCTCCTTTAGATGATACTGTAGATCAATATTTTCATTACGAATATAAAAATTGGAGAGGCATATGATTTTTCATATTGTAGAAGCACTTGCTGCAAGTCAATTGTGGTTAGGTTTATGTGGTTTTGGTATAATTGTAGTTCCTATTTTGGGAATTTCTTTTATACATAATATTAAAGATAAAAAATAATTAAAAATATGACATTTAAAGTAGTTTTTACTATGTCTGGTGTTAGTCAAGGATCTAATTGGTCTGCAGAAATGGTGTTTTCTTCATTATTATTATCTGATGTCTCTTCTATTCCAATTGATTCTGGTTCAGCTAACACAAATCTTTATAATGGAACTACTAATCCAGTTGTAAATATAACAGCACCTGCTTCAGTTCCAGTTGCAATGGCAATCGATAAAAGAATTTCTAGTATAAATAATGATCAAATTATAAGAAGAATAAGTAGATATGAGGGGGGTGATATGTCATATGTAACTTGGAGAGATGCAGGAGCAGTTAATAGTACAGCTTTTAATATAAATACTCCCCAAAATCATGGACAATATCCTCAAGCAGGACTTAGTTTTGATATAGTTCAACAAATTTCAGTTGCTGGTAATAAATTATATAATGATGTTGCTGGTTATTGGACGCAATATAATCCCACAGCTAAAACTTATACACTACATCCAAATAAATATACTTTAATTTATAATTATGATTCTGCATATCCCTTAATTTTTTCTAGAGGAGGAACATTATCAATAAGTTCTAGTAATGTTTGACAATTTTAAATTTTTAATGTAATATACAAATACCGGTGGCAGCACTGGGATCCATTTGACAAGGGGCACAAGAAGTAGTATAATTACTTCTGTTGGGAGGCAAGACCACTCAACGTAACCGGGTTTAGCGCAGTTTGGTAGCGCATCTGCTTTGGGAGCAGAGGGTCGGGGGTTCAAATCCCTCAACTCGGATCGCCAGTTACTTTACTGGTACACTTGACATAAAACCTCAAGCACTCTATAATATCTGAGTAAACAATTCAAAACAATGTCTCTGGTTCAAAAATTCAAAAAGGATGTTAGCACTCTTCAACTTGCTGCTAACGGTGAAATTTATCTTGATGTAAAGAATCCGAAACTTTATAAAAAGGTGCGCCGCTTCTATGAAAATGAAGGGGTGATATTTTCAGGTGATCCTCTTGATGACTACGAAATGCTTATGGAGTATGTTGCTCAAGATCTTGAATATGTTGAAGTAGTGTAAAAGACACGGATGGTCTATAACAGCACTGGTCGGTGATGAATCCCCCTTATGTCTAAAACAAGTATCTTAAGATATCTTGGAAATCTTCTTCTCATAATTGGTTATCAAATCATGCTTTGGGGAGATTTTAAAAACGGTTTAATAATAAAAGTTATTGGAGGTTTATTTACAATACCTTTTGCTATTAAACTTAAACTTTGGGATGTATTATTTTTATGTGCATTCTTTGGTATTACAGAAATATCAAAGTTAACCCAACTTTTCTTGATTTCTTAAAATCAAGTGGTGGAGTCAAATGACCCGTTATGTCCTCGTCGGAATGGACATTAAATATGCCGACTGGTGTGGATGGGGAAACCCCGCCAAGTTTCTTATTTCTTGATAAAAAATAAGTGGCGAGCCTGAGTTACGGAGGTAGGTTGCATTAACCTACCTTTTTTAGTATAATGATAAAAAATACTTTGTTTTATGAAAGTAGCATTAATTAGTGGTATTACTGGGCAAGATGGATCGTATCTTGCTGAATTACTTTTAGAGAAAGGATATGAAGTTCATGGCATTATTAGGAGGTCTTCTCTCATTAATACTCATAGAATTGATCATATTTACAAAGACGTTAAATTACATTATGGGGACTTAACCGATTCAACAAACCTTGTAAGTGTTATTCAAAAAGTTCAACCAGATGAGATATATAATCTTGGTGCTCAAAGTCATGTGAAAGTGTCTTTTGAAATGCCAGAATATACTGGTATGGTTGATGGATTAGGAACTCTTCGTATTCTTGAAGCAGTTCGTATTTTGGGAATGGAAAAGAAAACGAGAATTTATCAAGCATCTACTTCAGAGATGTTTGGTAAAGTTCAAGAAATTCCTCAGAAAGAGACAACACCTTTTTATCCTCGTTCACCTTATGGAGTCGCAAAAGTTTATGGATACTGGATCGTCAAAAACTACAGAGAATCATATGGATTACATGCAAGTTCTGGAATTCTTTTCAATCACGAATCCCCTAGAAGAGGCGAAACTTTTGTCACAAGAAAAATCACTCGCGGATTATCATCTATTTCAACTGGGCAACAAGACGTATTATATCTCGGGAATCTGAACGCAAAACGCGACTGGGGACACGCTAAGGACTTTGTAGAAGCGATGTGGTTGATGTTACAACAGGATGAGGCAGATGATTATGTAATCGCTACAGGGCAGCAGTACTCGGTGCGTGAGTTTGTTGAAGAGGCA